GCAATTTGCACCCTAAATATAATAAAAAGGAGATAAACATATGAGTAAAAATTTCAGTATTGAGTCATTAGCCGATGGAGCTATCGCAGAACAAATTAATTCATCAATAGAGAAGGTGTTAGAAAACATTTCTGACCCCAATACACCTTACAAAACTAAAAGAAAGTTAAATATTGTATTGGTATTCGATGCAGATGAGTCAAGGGAAATGTCAGAGGTTGGAGTTACTATCAAACCAGTATTAGCACCTGCAACAGCAACAAAAACTAGAATTATTATTGACAGAGATAACAAAGGCAAGATAGTTGGTGCCGAATATAAAAGGCAAATAGCAGGACAGGTAGAAGTTGATGAAAATGGAGAAATATTAGATGATCCAGAATTTGATGCCAAAGCAGCAGCAGAAAAGCTAAAGGGATTAAGGCTAGTAAACAATAAATAATCACCTACTCTTATGAGAGGTTAAGATTTTGGAGGTATTTATATTGGATAAAGAAAATTCAAAAGAAGCATTAGAGTATTTGGTTGAGTTAGGAAAGGAAAAATATCAAAGATTTACTGCTAAAAATGGTTTTGAATATACGACTCAAGGAATTTATAGAATAATAGATCCTACTCCTGCAGCAATGCAAGCTTCAACTTTAACATCACTTGTTGATTACATTGAAGGTAACATTGACCAACTAGGTAAAATCATAATCCAAGTATTAAGTCCAACAAGAGTCTGTTTATCATCAGAGATAAAAGAGGACAAACATAGAGAAGAATATATGCAAATAGATGCAATTGTTCCAAGACTTAATTTAAACAGTTTTATAGAAACGGAAGCTTTTAATGTTATGTTGCAATCAAATTTCGTAAAAAATAATGATATTGAACAGCTATTAATTGTCACTGGTAGCATCAAAGATGAAGCAATAAAACAAGTTGGTGATGATGGAATTTCTCAATCAGTAACAGTTAAAACAGGTGTCGCAACAATGGGAGCAGTAATTGTTCCTAATCCTGTAATCTTAGCACCGTATAGAACTTTCCCTGAAGTAGTTCAGCCTGAGAGTAAATTTATATTCAGGATGAAATCGGGTCCTTCAGCAGCAATTATAGAAGCTGATGGTGGAGCATGGAGAAACAAGGCAATGGATAGTATAAAGGAATTTCTCAAAAGAAAATTAGCTCAAATAGATAATTTAACAATAATCTCATAATCATGGAACTTAAAGTATTGGGGAGCAGTAGCAGTGGAAACTGTTACCTCCTCCAAAATGATAAAGAAACTTTAATTATTGAATGTGGACTTCCGTATAAAAGTATCTTAAAGGGATTAAATTTTAATCTTAGTAATGTAGTTGGGTGCTTAGTAAGTCATGAACATAATGACCATAGTAAAGCTATGAGAGACCTATTACTTAACGGAATAGATGTTTATACAAGTATGGGAACTGCAAGAGCAATTGCTAGAAAATTTGAAGTTATTGAAACATATCATAGATTAAATTATATCAAAAGTGAGAAACAATTTAAGGCTGGGGGATTTACGATATTACCATTTGCAATAGATCATGATACAGAGGAACCTTTAGGCTTTTTAATAAGTCACAGCGACATTGGAAAGCTATTATTTGTAACAGATACCTATTACATTAGATATAAATTCAATGGCTTAAAACATCTCCTAATAGAGTGTAATTACAGTAAAAAAATACTACAAAATAATATCGGAAACGGTTCAAATGAAGTATCACCACAAAGACTCCTGAGATCACATTTTAGTTTTGAAAATCTAAAGGAATTTTTAAAAGTAACGGACTTAAGAAAATGTGAAGACATAACATTAATACATTTATCAGACAGCAATAGCAATGCTAAACAATTTAAAGCAGAGATTGAAGAATTAACAGGTATTCCTGTAAATATAGCCGATAAAGGATTGGTAATTGAATTATAAGATAAATAATTATTGGAGGTCAGAATGATTAAATTATTGGTTTTAGATAGAAATGAAAAATTAAATATAGACAAAAGCACAGAATCGTTTTCAGAAATAGCACACAAAATAGGAGAAGAATATAGAGAACTAATAGCAGAAATGCCTGGTTATGAATATGATTTAAACAATATAGCAGAAGAGGCATTAGACCTGGTACAAGTATTAATCGGTTTATTGGACAAGTTACCTAATTTAGAAGAAGAAATAAAAATACATAATGCAAAGTTAAAAGGCAGAGGTTGGAAATTTAAAAAGATTTATGAAATAAGGCAGATATGAACCGCCAAGCTAGAAGACAACAGGATATTCAGTATAAGAAAAGTATAAAAACAATAGGAAAGTTTACACCAGAACAAATTAAAATTATAGATATAGCTTCAAGGGAAAGAGGATCTATACTTGCTGACAATTGTATCGAAAACTTTGAAAAATTATTAGATAGATGTTTAACTGCTGCATTAATAGATTACGGAATCTCTTATGAAGATATAGATGCAATCCAAGAAAATATGTCTGAATTAATGGAAGAAGATAATATGAAATCTGAAAAGTTAGAAAAGGAGAATGTAAACATGGAAAAAATTCAAGATGAAGTTCAGGCAGCACTAGAGATATTACTTAAAGATGGTACTACTAAAAAAGAAATTGTTAATAGGCTAATGTTCAAATTTCCAAAGCTAAGTAAATCCATGATTTTAAATGCTTATGCAAAAGTAAAAAGGGAATTAGAACCTATAGAAAGTAAAGTATCGCTTGTATTTAAATACTTTGAAGAAAATTCTAACAAATTAAATGGGAAACAAATGATAGCACATGCTATGAATAAATTTAAACTTGCGGAGGGTAACACAACCGCTTATTACTACAGATGGAAAAAACAATTTATGGGAAGCAATAAAGTGGTCCCCAACGTTACAGAAAAAGTAAGTGAAGCAGATCAGAAAAATGCAGATAAAATAATTGAAAAGATTAAAGAAAGACAATGCGTTAAGCCAATAGTGAAAACACCAATAATAAATATACTGGAGGAAGAAAAAATGAATGATTTAAAAATAATAGAAGAAAAAGTTGTAAAGACAATTAAGGCTGAGGGTGTAAATGGAGCTTATGAAGCAAATACAGAAAAAGGAATAATTCTTAATAAAGGCAATTCAACTATTTGTTTTCAAAATGAAGAAGATTTTGATGCCTGGGTTATTGAATTTAAGCAAGTATTTAAGATGATCGTTTAAAAGGGGAAATAATATGAAACCTTTTACGATTGATGAAATGAAATCTCATGTTAAGGAATGGATTAAAGAATATAAAGAAAAGGAGAAAATTATGAAATATAGGAAAAAGCCAGTAGTAATTGAAGCGTTCAATTGGACAGGGGATAAAGAGCAAATAGAAGACCCAATATGGATTATTGAAGCATTAAAAAATGATTTGGCATACTTTGAAAATCAAGGCACAGAACAAGTCAAACTATGTATAAGAACATTAGAAGGTACTATGACAGCTAATAGAGGGGATTGGATAATAAAGGGCGTAAGTGGTGAATTTTACCCATGTAAACCTGACATATTTGAAAAAACTTATGAAAAAGTTTAAATTACATTTTAAATTGAAAGGTAAAAGGAGAATATATGAATAAAATATTTCTTATAGGTAGATTAACAAAGGATCCAGAACTAAGTTTTACACCAGGAGCAGGTACCGCCGTATGTAAATTTATTCTAGCAGTGGACAGGCAGTTTAAAAATGCTGATGGTAAAAAAGATGCTGATTTTCTTCCAATAGTTGTATGGAAGAAACCGGCTGAAATTATTAATCAGTATATGAAAAAGGGAAGTCTTATTGGTATTGGTGGCAGAATCCAAACTAGAAACTATCAAAATAAATCCGGTGACAAAGTATATGTAACAGAAGTAATTTGTGAAGATTTTCAGTTTCTGGGTGGCAAGAATGAGTCAAGTAATAACAATAACAATTCATCAAATGATAATAGTGGGTATCAAACTAACGATGATGTAACTCCTTTAGATGATGGAGAAACTCCATTTTAAGAAGAACTTAAGAATAAGGTAGGAGGAAAATATGCAGATTAATTACAAATTTACGGATAAAGAAATTAAAACACTATTAGATGACAATTTAGTTATCATTATGGATAGTAGAGAACAGCTCAACAATCATATAGTAGATTATTTTGACAAGAAAAAAATTAAATATATTACCCAAAAGCTAGACGCAGGAGATTATTCTATAAAGCTTATAGCAGCACCAGAGTTAGGAATTACAAGAGATTTATATTTTCCAGTAGTAATTGAAAAGAAAAATTCAGTTGATGAATTGTCCGGAAGTTTTAAAGACAGAAGTCGCTTTGAAGCAGAGTTCATCAGGACGGCCAAAAGTAAGACAAAGATATATTTGTTAGTAGAAGATAGCGACGGCTACAGCAACATTGTAAACGGCAAATATAGGTCAGATTATGAACCAAAGGCATTTCTTGCAAGTCTTAAAAGCTGGGAAATTCGATATAGTTTTGGTACAAGTTTTATAGATAAAAAATACTCAGGTAACTTTATCTATTACACATTGAGATATTACTTATATGAATTTTTAAAGAATTAATTATTATTTTAAATTGAGGTGATAATGCTATGAATGCAATTGAATTTGCAGAAAGACATTTGTATCCATATAAAATTAAAGGGAAAGAGATAGTACCAAGATTATGTCCTTATTGTCATGGTGGTAGCCATCAAAAAGATAAAGATACATTCGCACTCAATATAGATAAATTGACATTCAATTGCAGGAGAGGCAGTTGTAGTGTAACAGGTAGTTTCTATCAACTATGTAAAGATTTTAATGAGGAGTCTGATAGAGAAATGAAGGATAACTATGAAATAAAAAAACAGCCAAAAAAAGTTTATATAAAACCAGCAACAAAGATAGTTGCACCGTCTGATATAGTAGAAAATTATTTAAAAATGAGGGGTTTTAGTAAAGAAACTTGCAAAAATAGAAAAGTTAGTTCAGATGAAAAAGGTAATATTGTTATGCCTTACTATGAAAATGAGGAACTTGTACTTGTTAAATTTAGACCTTCTCATAAGATTAATAAAAGTAAAGGTGATATAAAATCATGGAGGGAGACAGGTGGAAAACCTGTTTTCTGGGGCATGGATGATTGTAATGCTGAACTACCATTAATAATAGTTGAAGGTGAAATGGACGCGCTGGCTCTTGATGAAGCAGGTATTAAAAATGTAGTTAGTGTGCCTTCAGGATGTGAAGATCTAACATGTATTGAATTATGTTGGGATTGGTTAGAAAAGTTTAAAAAAATTATAATATGGGGCGATAGTGATGATTGCGGACAAGAAATGGTTAGAACACTTATTAATAGACTTGGAGAATATCGTTGCTCGCTTGTTAGCTCTGATAGAAAAGATGCAAATGAAGTTTTATATCATGATGGTAAAAATAAAATTATTGAAACAATAACAAATGCAAAAGAAGTACCTATAGCTGGATTATTAAGACTTTCAGATGTAGAGAATTTTGACTATAGCAAGGTCGAACGTGTGAGCTCAGGCTTTGAATTAATAGATAAGGCTATTGGTGGTTTTATGATGGGACAAACTAGCTTGTGGACAGGCTCTAACGCTTCAGGTAAAAGTACATTATTAGGACAAATTCTTATAGAAAGTATTGAAAAAGGTTTTAATGTTTGCGCATATTCAGGTGAGCTACCAGCGCCGTTATTTAAATACTGGATAGAGTTACAAATGGCAGGTAAATCAAATTTAAAACCAAGATTTGATAAATTAAAAAAAGAAGATATATATTTTGTGCCTGATAATATAAAGGACAAATTAAAAGCATGGTATAGAGATAAATTCTTTCTATATGATAGCTTTGGCAGTGCAAAAGGTGAAGACATTTTGAAGATTTTTGAATATGCTGCAAGACGATATAATTGCAAAGTATTCAGTATTGATAACTTAATGATAACGGAATTTTGTAGTGGAAACAAAGACTTTTACAGGGCGCAGAGTGAATTTATGGGTAAGATTATTGAGTTTACTCATAAATATAATGTTCATGTTCATGTAGTTGCTCATCCTCGAAAAACAAATGGAGAAATTACAAAAAATGATGTCGGTGGAAGTGGAGATTTAACGAATAGAGTTGATAATGTTTTTTCAGTTGCAAGAATTGATGATGATGAAAAAGGCATAGCATTACTTGAATGTGACAATAAAGTTGATATATTAAAAAACAGGTTTTCAGGAAGACAAGATATTACTATTGGATTAAAATTTGAACCATTAAGTAAAAGATTTTTCGCTAAATCAGATATTGATAGTGATAGTAAAAGATACGGTTGGAATGATGAACAAATGTCAGTAATTGAAGTAAAAATAAAAAGTCCTTGGGATGATGGAGATGAAGAAAAATGAATGATAAAGATGCATTTTATTTTAGTCATGATAGCAACGCAAAAGATGATCCCAAGTGTATGATGCTGATAGAACAATTAGGCCTTGAAGGTTACGGAATATTCTGGATATTGGTTGAAATGCTAAGAGACCAACCAGATTATAAATATCCGTTATCATTATTATCTGCAATTGCTAGACGATATAATACAACAACTCAAAAGGTTGAAACGGTAGTTAAGTCTTATAATTTATTTAGAATTACTGAAGATGAATGTTTTTTCTCGATAAGTTTAGTAAACAGAATGAAACATTTAGAAGAATATAGGTTAAAAAAGAGTAAAGCAGGCAAAAAAGGTAATGAAATAAGGTGGAATAATCGCAGTGCAATCGCAGAGAAATCGCAGTGCGATGGCAGTGTAATCGCTAGTAAAGTAAAGGAAAGTAAAGTAAAGGAAAGTAAAGAAAGAACTCTTAGTCAGAGAAACAAGTTCTCAGACGAAGGAATTGAAATTAAATTAGCTGCAGAGCTTTATGCAGACATGAAAGAAAATAATCCAAGTTGTAAAAAACCTAATTTGCAAAGTTGGGCAAGTAATATTGACATGATGCTCAGAGTTGATAAGCGGAATGTAGAAGATATAAGAAAAATTATTGATTTTAGTCAACATGATAATTTTTGGAAATCGAATATATTGAGTACAAATAAGTTAAGAGAAAAATTCGATCAGTTGATATTGAAAGCAAATAGCGCAGTGCAAGTACACGAAGAGCATAAGAGTGAGAAAGAAATATGGACATAAAATATAAAACTATGTATAACAAATTGCTGAAAAGAGAAAAGAAAGCTGAGTTATATATAGATAATCCAAATATTGCGATAGAAACTGTTATTAATAATTACATACCAGAATATCAGAAAATCGTTAAAAAATTAAGTGTTCTGATGTTATTTCTTCCAGATGCAAGTAAAGATGAAATACTAAATGGTTTTAAATTAGGAGTTGAGTAAATGAAAGAAACCTATAAAAATCTTATAGAGCTAATAGAAATTAATGAAAATATAAAATTCAATTGTGAAAGTAATTTAAGACTTATCCAAAAATTTATATTAAAGCAAGCACCTAAAAATTATAGTTGTGGGACCTCGTATTTGGATGCTGATACGATACATGGTGGGAAACCAGAGCTGCATGATACAGACTATGAAAAATTGATAGATGAAATGGAAAAACTTAATAGCATGATATTTTTACAGGAAAGTATTCTGAGAGGATTATATTCAACAAAGGCAAGTATAGATGAAAGATTAAAAGATTTAAAAGGAATTAATTATGATGTTGCTTATTTAAAATTAGTTGAAGGATATGGACTACAAGCCATCGCAAGCAACTTACACTTAAGTTATGATCGTATTAAACATATAAGTTCAATGATATAAAGACGACACTTTAACGACACTTTTATCGAGAGGATCCATGATATAATGATATTAGTTATAGATCCCTAAAGAGAACATTCTGTTTAACCAGGTGTTCTTTTTTAATGTGAAAATATTATAAAGAGAGGAAGTATATATATGAATTTTAGTCAAGCATTACAATTATTAAAGTTAGGTAAGAAGCTAATACGTAAAGGTTGGAACGGCAAAGGTATATTTATAGAACTACAGCAACCAGATAGTAATAGTAAGATGTCAGGACCTTATTTGTTTATAGATACTACAGGATTACAGACTAAGAATGTTGATGCTCCAAGATGTAGAGTGCCATGGCTACCTAGTCAAACTGATATGTTAGCTGATGATTGGGAAGTATTATAATATAAGAGAGGTGATATATTATGGTTACAGGTAGACCTAGAAAGTTTACTAATGCTGATGATATGTATAAGGTTGGTATGGATTATATTAATAAGATGTCTGATGAAGGTAAACACTTGACTGTAACTGGTGTGGCTATTGCGTTAGATACTACTAGAGACGTTTTAAACGAGTATTCTAAAGGTACTTATGATACTGATTTACAAGACTTTTCCACCCCCGTTAAAAGGCTTAAAGCGTTATGTGAGCATTATGCAGAGGAAAGATTGTTTGCTAATAACCCAACTGGAGCTATATTTGCATTGAAGAATTATGGTTGGAAAGATAAAACAGAAGTAACAACTACAGGAGTGCAAACAGTTAAGGTTATAGATTTAAGCAGTTTCAGTGTGGAAGAGTTAAAAGAAATGTCAAAAGACGATAAATAACGAATATTGCTCAAATAACTGATGAACTTCGATTATTTGAAAGAGAATATTATACTATGAGAATGATTAAACATTCAGAAATTGATGAATAGTAATGCATAAACACTGAGAATGATGCCTTTAAAACGTTGATATAAGGCACTTTATAGGCTAGATGATAACCCAACTTCGCTAAATATACGTTTTGCGCTAATCGGTTCTCACTAGAAATAACGGATGATTAATTGAATATAACCGGTAATGTATGGATTGAAGTATAAAAGCTTTAATCCTTTTTTATCTACCTGATTACATTATATGCTCCAGGATCCTTAATAGATACTGCGATTTAGCCATTCTCATTTGCAGATTGTCGCACTTTGATTTGATGCAGATGCACATGTTACGACGATGCTACATTATGAACGGCTATATATCAAGGGTTGTATGAGGTGGGTCCATATGTTGCGGCCTTATATGATAGGTCCTATATGATGGGTGTATGTACTACCTACCCTACCTACCCTATACATGCATACAATATATAATGTTTATTGTTTTCTTTTTTATTTTCTTTTATTTGTTGTGTGTGTATGCTGCGCGTTCTACTCCTGGCAGGGGTGGGGGTGCTGAATAAATTGAATGAAATATCTCAAACCAATAAACCATTTGCAATCACTCACAGGATTGGGGGTGGGGCAACTTTTGCCGGCGGTACCCCTGTAGTATATACCACCATAACAAAATTTATATTTTCCACAAATGTTTTAGTGCTACAAAAAATATTTTTTGGATTTTCACAAAGATGATATAATATATAGGTGGTAGCATAAAGGTAGTGCAGGGCAGTGGTAAGCTGAGCCTAAGAGACGTGCAACTCGTCATGGATAGTAGTATTCCTATATGTAGGTTCAATTCCTACCCACATTAAAGCATCTAAAAGGGTGCTTTTTTTATGTTCAAAATTAAAGTTAGGTGATTAGATGAAATTAACAGCAGAACAGAAAATAGAATTTGCTTTAGAAGTACAAAGAGAATTATGCAGACAAGATTTTTATTCATTTTGTAAGTATATGGACAGCAAATTTTTCACTCCTGGCAAGCCACATTTAAAACTTATAGCTGAAGCGTTACAAGAAATTGCCGATGGAGTTATTAAGAAGTTAGCAATATCTTTACCACCTAGAGCTGGAAAGTCATATATTACGAGTTTGTTTTGCGCTTGGTTACTTGGGAAACATCAAGAGGGAAGTATTATGAGAAATTCATATGCTGCAAAACTTGCTGAAAAATTCTCAAAAGATATTAGAGACGGAATTATACCCTCTGAAAAGTATCAAAATATATTCAATATTAATATTAGTTCTAAGAGTTCAGCGGTTGATGGTTGGAGCTTAGAAGGGCATACACAAACAGCATATTTTTGCGCAGGAGTTGGCGGCGCGATTACTGGCTTTGGTTGCAAGACCGTTGCAATACTTGATGACTCAATTAAAAATATTGAAGAAGCATTATCAGAAATCACGGTAGAAGCTACATGGAATTGGTATACTTCTACTCACTTATCGAGGTTGGAAGTTGATTGTCCTGAGATACATATAGCGACAAGATGGACCAGGCACGATTGTATTGGAAGATTAACTGATGAATTTTCACCTGAATATGATCCTGATTATAGGGTTATAAATATTCCAGCTTTAGATGAATACGGTAAGAGTTTTTGTGATGAAGTCCATACAACTGCAGAGTATATGGCAATTAAAAAAGTTACTGATGAGTTTATATTTGAAGCTGAGTATATGCAGCACCCAGTGGAGTCAAAAGGATTGTTATTTTCTAGTGAGGTACTTAAACGGTTCACTTTAGAAGAATTGAAGACTACTGATAAAGACGGAAATAGAGTTAATAAAAAACCTGATGGAACCCTAGGCTTTACAGATACAGCAGATAGAGGGGCAGATTTTTTATGTTCACCTATAGGCAAGAAATTTGGATTGTATACTTATATTACTGATGTAGTATTTACACAGGATGGTGTAGAAATAACGGAGCCTTTGGTTGCACAAATGTGTATAGATACTAAATGTGACATTATGAAGATTGAGTCTAATAACGGTGGAACTGCTTTTGCAAGAAATATAAGGTCATTAATTCGGGGTAAATCTCCGTGCATGGTCATTGATGAAGTAACCACTAGCAACAAAGAGACAAGAATATTAATGAACGCAGGATATATCAAAGAATATTTTTACTTCCGTAGTGATTATGTAGTTGGATCTGATTATGACAAGTTTATGAGATATTTAACTTCGTATGTTAAGATGGGCAATAATAAACATGATGATGCACCTGACGCGGTTACAGGACTTGCGGAATATGTAAAGTATAAAACTTATTCTGCTCCACAAGAAAAACCTACTTATAATTTTAACTCTGAAAGACCAGGAGTTAATTTTTTCGATTCAGTAGAGGCAACAGAGAGTTATATAAACGGAGGTTGGTAAGATGGTTACAGGATTAATTTTAGGATTAGTCTTTTTTTTATGCACAATATCAGCTTATAGTTTAGGGATCAAGCATGGTAAACAAATGTCTGAAAAGATAGTACCTAACTTAAACCCTATAAAAGCTATTAAAAATCATATTGAAAACAAAGAAATTAAGACAAAAGATGATTTAGTTGCGGAAGGTATGGCAAATATAATGCGTTATGATGGTTCGTCGCAAATGAAAGAAGGTGAGTAGATGGAAGAAATAACAGATCAATACGGCTTATATCTTAAAGGCAGAAATTATAATAACAGATTGAGTCCTTCTTATTATCCAACCGTAGATAAAAATTATAGATTTTATTCTAATAATCAATGGTACGGAGTTAAAGCAAATGGTTTGCCGACACCTGTATTTAATATTTTGAAACAGATAGTAGATTATAAAATATCTTCGGTTACAAGTTCCAAAACTAAAATGCAATTTGGTATAGAAAATCTTGCGGACAATTCAGACGATCCAGCAGAGCAAGAACTTCAAAAAGAGTGTGATATGATCTCAGGCTATTCAGAAGTTAAGTGGGAAAAACTTAAAATGGATAGTTTAATCAGAGAAATTCTTTTAGACGGCGCAGTTTCAGGAGATATGTGTTTTTATACTTACTGGAATAAAGATATTGACTCATATTCTACTAACGGTGTAGAACCAGAGCAAGAACAGCCACAACCTATACAGCCACCAACTCAGGACCCTCAACAAGAAGGGCAATCTAATGCACCTATTTTAAATACGGATCCCGCGCAAGAGATACCTGAGCCACAAATGAAAACTAAAAAAGTAAAAGTGATGGGTGATTTTGTTACTGAGGTAGTGGATGGATCAAACGTAATGTTTGGCAATCCTAACAATAATAAAGTACAATCACAACCTTATATACTTATTGGTGGCAGAGATTTAATTGACAACCTTAAGGACAAAGCTAAGGCAAATGGAATAGGTAAAGATGAAATTGATAAGATATGTTCAGACTTGGAAATACAAGACCAAGCAGGAGATAGAG